AACAGCTAACGCTGATTTAGTTGCAGATGCTTGGTTCTCACCGGCTGGATTTTCACGTGGTAATGTTCGAAATGTTACTAAACTAGCATTTAATCCTAACCAAGCTGACAGGGATGCTTTATACAAGACAGGTGTAAACCCAATTGTAACATTCCCAGGCTCAGGAACAGTGTTATTTGGTGATAAAACTTTACAAGTTAAACCATCAGCGTTCGATAGAATCAATGTTCGCAGATTGTTTATTGTATTGGAGAAAGCAATTAGTACAGCATCTAAAGCATCATTATTTGAATTTAATGATGAATTTACGAGGGCTCAATTTAGAAATATGGTTGAACCTTTTTTAAGAGATATTAAAGGACGTAGAGGTATTACAGACTTTAAGGTTGTTTGTGATGGAACCAATAACACTGGTAACATTATAGATACTAATAAGTTTGTTGCAGATATTTATGTCAAACCTGCAAGATCTATTAACTACATTACACTTAACTTCATTGCAACTCGCACTGGTGTTGAGTTTAGTGAAATTGCGGGAGGTAATTAAAGATGGCTATTTTAGGCGTAGATGATATGAAAGCCAAGTTAGTTGGCGGCGGTGCTAGACCTAATTTATTCAAAGTAACGATGGGTTTTCCATCATATGTTACGGCGGATGTATCTTTAGCATCTTACATGTGTAAAGCGGCTTCAATGCCAGCAAGTACAATTGCACCTATAATGGTTCCTTTTAGGGGCCGTCAGTTGCAAATTGCTGGTGATAGAACGTTTGAAGCATGGAACATTACGGTAATTAACGATACCGACTTTAATGTACGTAATTCCTTTGAACAATGGATGAATGGTATCAATCAACATGAAACGAATACTGGTTTAACACAACCAAGTTCTTACATGGCTGATATGGTCGTTGAACAACTTGATAAAGATGGTTCAGTGAAAAAATACTATGACATTCGTGGTACATTTCCAACTTCTTTAGGAGCTATTGAATTAGCTTATACAGATGAAAATACTATAGAAGAGTTCACTGTTGAGTTACAAGTACAGTATTGGGAATCTAATAAGACAACGTAAATCATCATATAATAACACAAAGGGTGCCCTCGGGCACTCTTTCTTAAGTGTTATAAATAATATTTAAGAAAGGGTGTAAAGGATTATTTAAATGGCAGAAAACAATAGATTATTTGGTTTTTCCTTTAAAAGAAAACCAATAGAAGATAAAAAGAAACCGATATCATTCGCAGCAGATAATGAGGATGGTGCATTCGAAATTTCTCCCACTGGTGGATACTTTGGCCAGTATATGGACTTACAGGGAGATAAATTCCAAAATGATAAAGAATTAATAATGAAATATCGTCAGATATCTTCATATCCAGAAGTGGATATGGCGATTGAGGATATTTGTAATGAATCTATTACTGAAGAAAGTGGTGTTATTGTTTCTTTAAATCTTGATGAACTTAAACAAAATAGTGGTATTAAAAAATTAATTTATAAAGAATTTAATAGTATTCTTAATATAACTAATTTTAAAAGTACTGCATATGATATATTTAAGCGTTGGTATATAGATGGTCGATTATTTTATCATGTTATTATTGATGAAAATAATACAAGTAAAGGTATAGTAGAATTAAGACCAATTGACCCAACTAAAATTCGTAAAATTAAAGAAGTTGAAAGAATTAGAGATCCAAAAACTGGAGCTGATATTGTTAAAGAAGGTCCAGAATATTATCTATATCAAGATGACCAATTAACTCAATCGGGTGAAGGTTTAAGAATTAATCCAGATGCTATTATTCAAGTTAATTCAGGTCTATTAAATGATGAACGTAATAAAGTTATAGGTCATTTAAATAAAGCACTTAAACCTTTAAATCAATTAAGTATGATGGAAGACTCCCTTGTTATCTATCGTATAAGTCGTGCTCCTGAACGTCGTATATTTTATATAGATGTGGGTAATTTACCTAAAGGTAAAGCAGAAGAATACTTAAATAATACAATGAATAGGTATCGTAATAAGATAGTATACGATCCAACTACAGGAAATATTAAAGATGAAAAAGTACACAGAAATGTTATGGAAGATTTTTGGTTACCTCGTAGAGAAGGTGGTAGAGGTACTGAAATATCTACTCTCCCAGGTGGACAAAACCTTGGTGAGATTGAAGATATACAATATTTTCAACAAAAATTGTATCATTCTTTAAATATTCCTATGTCACGTTTAACTGAAGCAGATGCATTCTCTATAGGACGTTCATCAGAAATTACACGTGACGAACTTAAATTCCAAAAATTTATTGATAGAGTTCGTAATAAATTCTCAACATTATTTTCTGAAGCACTTAAAAGACAATTAATTCTTAAAAAGATTATTGTACCAAATGATTGGCATGATATAAAAGCATCTATAATTTTTGAATATGCACGGGATAATTATTATGCAGAACTTAAAGATACTGAAATTCTTAAAGAAAGATTAGAAGCAATGCAAATGATGGACGAATACATTGGTTTATTCTGGTCTAAAGATTACGTACGTCGTAATATTCTTAAGTTGACTGATGATGAAATCAAACAAATTAATAAAGACAATAAGGATGATCCTGTCAAGCCAGGTGATATTAATCCTGACCTAACAGGTATAGGAATGAGTCTTAAATAATACATAATGTATACAAAATGATTACTGGAAATAAACAATTTTATAAATAAGATAAAGAGAGACTATGAGTACAAGAAATTTAATTGATAATATAAAAAAGGGTGACGCACAAAAGAGTAATAATGTTTTTAATAGCATTATGCAAGATAAAATACTCAATGCGTTAGATACACATAAACAAGAAGTTGCTTCAAAGATGTATGGAGCATCAAATGATACTCCAACAGAAGAGGAAGCAACCGATGTTAACGTTTAAAGAATCATTTAACGAAGTATTAGAAGCTAAGTTAAAATTACCCAAGGGTGAAAAGGTAGCCAAGGAATTAACCAAACTTGGAAAAAAGAAGAACGTGACAGCCGTTATAACGGATAAATTTAATTTGTATATAGATGGTACAAAATTAGATAAGTATCGTTCTGTAAAAGACGCTGAGAAAGCAGTCAAAGAATTCATCAAATTAATGGGAGCATAATGAAACTAATTGCGGAATATACAGACCACTCTCTTGGGTATTCAATCCAAGAAGGTAAGAATGGCAAAAAGAGTACTTTCTTAGAAGGTATCTTTATGCAAGCAGAGAATAAAAATAAGAATGGTAGAGTTTATACCAGAGAAGTTCTTACTCAAGCTGTTGATAGGTTTGTTAATGAGCAAGTTATTACAGGCCGAGCGGTGGGAGAATTAAACCACCCTGAAGGTCCTGCCATTAATTTAGATAAAGTTTCACATAGAATTACCGAACTCAAGTGGGACGGTAATAATGTGTTAGGAAAAGCACTTATTTTGGATACGCCTATGGGCCAAATTGTTAAAGGTTTGGTTGAAGGCGGCGTTCAACTCGGAGTGTCAAGTCGTGGTATGGGAAGTTTAGATTTTAAAGACGGGGCTAATTATGTTAGGGATGATTTCATGCTTAACACGATTGATATTGTTCAGGACCCATCAGCACCTAATGCTTTTGTAAATGGCATTATGGAAGGTGTTAGTTGGGAAGAGGATAGACCAGGTCATTATATCAAAACAATTGAAGAAGGTGAGACAGAAGTGAAAGAGTCTAAAGTTTGTTTTTCAAAAGAGCAACAAACGGCAGGTTTCGAGCATTTCCTCTCTAAACTATAATCTCTAAAGGAGAAAACAATGTCTGATATTAAAGACGAAGTTGTTGAGGAAACTGTAGACGAGGTTATTGTTGAGGATACGCAAGTAGAAGCTACGGAATTAGATATTCCTGAAGCGCCTCTAACAGCAGCTCGTACAGTATCAGCAATTAAAGCTTCTTTGGCAGAAATGTCGAAAGAGGGCCTTGACGAAATCTTTGAAGCCGCAGAAAAAGCTAAAGCGAAAGCTAAGCTTGAAGATGAGGAAGATGGAGATGGAGACGAGGATGATGAAGATGAAGATGAAGGAGATGTAGAAGAAAAAAGTAAGTCTAAAAAGGAAAGTAAAAAATCCAACCTTAAAAATGAAGATCAACCTGATAACA